CTTGTTGTGCTTGATGTAATACTAACAGGTTGTTGATAATATGCAATATTAATTGTGTAATTAGTATTAGGTGTTGGAGCTACAAACCAAGTTGTAGCATTAAAATTTGCCCAATATTTAGGTTCTCCGTAAGAACTAGTATTAGCAGGAGTTGGGTTATATTCTGCTAAAAAAGAACTATCTTTTTGCATTAAATTATAAACATTTCCACTTGAATCTATCATTTCAACATATCTAATATTTCTAAGTCCTGATGGAACAGATATAGTAGTATTACCTACTACTGTAACAGCTGAAGCATATAATCTAAATGCATCAATATTAGTTTCTCTGTAAATTCTATTTTCAGCATTTTGTACAATTGTTGCAAGTGTAGTACTAGTAAGTCCATTACTATCTACTTCTGAATAACTTTGTATTGCTGTTGTTAAATCACCATAATTCATAATTAACCTATAGTCTGAGCAGTTGCAATTCCACCGCCAATTACTGTATCATATAATGCAGTTCCTGAATATGCATTAAATTTATAAGTATTTAAATTTAACACTGTTATATTATATCCAGTTGAAGTTGCAAGAACTGAAGAATCAAATCCTGAAGCACTATTAAAATTATTTAAAGAATTAACACTTTGAAATTGTACGATATTACCTGTTATTCTATTATGATTAGGATCACTTACAATAATAGTAGAACTATTAGCAGTTGTTCTAAAAGGATTTTCTGGTAATTCAACAGCTGCAGGACCTATTGAAATATTTCCTCCTCCAAAAAAACCAGATGCACTTGCAGTATTTGTTAAATTAACACTATAACTATCGGAGCTAACAGAAGTTAAAGTAAAACCAACTGTTGTGCTTAAAGTAGCGATTGTAAAACCATTCCCTGCATCTGGATTTATAATAATAATTGAATTTCCAATTTTACTTCCATGTCCTGGGTCATTAATTAAAATAGTTGAACTTCCAGCTGTTGCATATAAAGGATTAAACCCTAATTTAACAATAACTGCAGGTTCAACTCTATCTGGTCTTGCATTTAATAATCCTTGTGGGTCATTTCCTGGAATTTTTGGTTGTAATTGAGGATGTTTTGGTTCGTATTCAGAAATATGTACAAATAATCCATTCCATTCTGTTACCATTTCATCATAAGGAAATCTTTGACCTGAACGATCAGATATCGCCCATGATTTTTTACCTGTTGCAAACGTTGTCATTACATTCCATCTCCAAAATATGATTTTGGTGAAATAAATAAAGATGTTCTTTGACTATCTTCTTGTAAAGCTCTTTGTAATTCATCTTCATATAACATTTTTAATTGATCAGTTCTTAATGGAGCATATTTAATACTTAAATAATATGCCATACCAGCTGTTAAAGCAGGTAAAAAACGAAAAATAACGTCTGGAGTATTGGTATAAGCACCCGCATCTTGAATTCTTTGTAAATAATAAAATATACATTGATAAAGATTAGGACTTGTTGCATTAGAAAAATTAGATCCAGGTGTTAAATACAAATAAATACTTGGACTGTAAGTTCTTTCTACGTAATATTGAGAAGGAGTACCTTGTGCAAGTTTATTTGGTAATGCAGCATAAGCAGATCTGTCTATTTTTGTTAAAGAAATATCTACAGGTGCATTAGGAGCATTATTATTTCTAATATAACATTCTAAAACATCATTAATATCTGTTGGAAAACCAGAATAAGTAGAAGCATTATATTGAGCTTGTCCTAAAATTAAATTCATAGTGAAAGTAGTTACCTTCCATAAATGAACACCTCTGTTATCCCACTCTGAAAGTAATAAATTTAATGATCTTCTTGCGGATCTTAATTGATACCCAGAACGAGTACCATCCATAATACCTATACGTTCATAAGCTTCTTGGAAAAGCTCATCTATATCCAGATTAAATGTAGTAGTTCCGGATGTAGTCATGATGTTATTACTTATCGATAAATAACGTAATCGTCATGTTAGAAACTGATGTACAACCTACACCATTTTCATAAAGCACACCATCTTCTGGTAAATAAATTGTTTCAACACTAGCTGCTCCAACAATAACTGGAATATAATAATTATTCGTAGTTGTTGCAGATGCAGTTGTCGCATTTACTAAAGTATTGATGTAACCAACTCCAACACCAGTACCATTAGTTGGTTGAGCCATAATAGCTCTAACACGAGTTCTTCCAGTGTAAAATGCACCGTTCGCAGTTAATGTGACCGGTTTGACATCACTTTTATATGACATATTAAAAGTCCTTTGTATTCCTCAGGAACCCCGGAGAGCTCCTGAGAAAGAAATTAGTTAGTAAGTAAGACCTGACTGTTCGCCTGGTTTACCATTATCAACAACTGTGTAAACTAATACACCTGTAACGTTTCCGCTACCTGCTGTAGATCCAACGTTTGCATATACTGTAGTATTAGCTGTAAGTCCTACACCTGTTACTAAAGATCCTGTAAGTGCAGTATTACCTTTAACACCTGCTACTAAATTTTGTGCAAATCCAGTTGAGCTAGCTGCAGATCCAATATTTACAGTTGCAGTTGTTGTTGTACCAGCTGCTACTACTACTGAAAAATTAAGTGGTATAGCTCCAATTGGTAATACAAATGGTGCTAAACTATTTACAGTTGATCCAATAGATACTGGAGTAGACGTTGCTGTTGATGACAAGAAAGTAATCACTTCCGACATAACCAAAACTCCTGGTGCTGTACCAGATTGTTTTGTTTGTCCGCCGTAAGATCTTACGATTCCTTGGAATGTTGATCGTGTCATTTTATTCTCCTAAATTATCAATATAGTTTTTAGGCATATCGTCTATACTACGTCTATATTGAAAGTTATGTATAGAAATAAAATATAGCTTAATTTATTAAATAGTGCAAGAGATCCCTGCATCAAAAATGATGTTTTTTACCTTATTTTGTAACTAGTCTTTAACTAGCTACTGAAAAATCAGGAGCAGCTGTCTCAACTTTAATTTGTCTGTAAGCAATTTCTGCTTCAGCCATTTTAATTTGGTTAATAACAGAACGAATCTCTTCGTCTATTCTAACCATGTTTAAAGAGTATAAACCCTCTTCAACATGAGCCTGTTCCCAATCAAGTTCTAAAAGCTTCTTCTTTTTGTAAAGAGCTTGAACGTGATCCATCTACAACCTCCTCATAGGTTATCCAGCATTTAGACTTTGTATAAGCCCTATCGCTGTCTTTCAATAATACCCCATTTTGTCCTATTTTGTCAAGGATAGCGTTCTCTATACTTTCTGAGTTATCATCAGCTGTTATATCAAAATCAGCTACATAACCATAGGCACGTAATTTTACATGAAATAACTTCATATATCTTTCTTATAACATAACAAGGTGGCCGAAGCCACCTTGTTATTAAATTATTTACGCTCCTGCTGAACCGTAAATACCTCTAGGGTCGCTCCATCCAAACGAATATCGCTCTCTAGCTTTGTATCTTACGTTTCCAGTTTCGAAATCACCTTCCATCGATGTTCTGATAGGAGATCTTTCAAAATACTTCATTCCATTTGGAACGTCAGTTTTAACATACCAACCATTAGTATCAGTTAAGAAGTGGTTCACAACATAACCTTGTGGTACCATTCCCATGTTTCTAATAGCATTGATATCGTTATCTGATGTACCAACTCTACCAGCAGATTTCATTAAACGATCCGCAGTAAATTGCAAATTAGTTGGGATAATTAATTTTTGTCCCAATGCAGCAATTTTTAAACCACGTTCATCAGTCAAGTTAGCAATGTCAATCAATGCTTGCTCTAATGATGTTTCGTTTAAATCAGCTTGTGTAGCTAATGTATTGCTGAAAGTTCCAGCAATAGTTGCGTGAGTTGTTGAAAATAATGGAGAGTTATCACCGCCTGGGTAGGTAGTGCTAAATCCATTATTGATAACGTTAGCAGCATAAATCTGCTTAGTATTCGCCATAGATCTTGCTAAAGCTTTTGTATATCTAGACGCAAGTCTGTCATACAAGTTATCCTCAATCGCTTCTTCAGTGATTGCGAACGCTAAAGCAATAGTATTGTGCGTATATCTAGCAGTGAAAGTTTCTTGAGCTGTATCGTATGATACGCCAGATCCTTCAGCTTTTACCGCAGCATTACCGAAACCTGATAACATAACTTCTTCTTCAAATGCTCTTTCAGAAGTTTCTTTATCGAAGATTTCTTCGTGCTCGTTTTCGTAACGTTTATATTCAAGTCCAAACAGAGCGTTTAAACCTGGTTCTAGTTCTTTAACTAGTTGTGATCGTGATATAGCCATGTTTATATTCTCCTTATGCTATTGACTTACTAGATTTCACTTTTACTACGAAATCTTCGTTTGTCGTTGCTGGTACGTTATCAACGAATTGAGATGTACTCAATACTAATAACTGACCAGTAGCATTAGCTGCGCCTAAATCTAAATAAGATCCAGACAGACCATTAGTAGTATTTCCAGCGGCATATACGATACCGAAAGAAGTTCCTACTGCAGAGTTACCTAATGCAGTATTTGTTGATTTTACTAAGTATAGCTGATTTGGGTCATCTATTACATAAGCATCAATTGCTCCTTGAGCAACGTTTACTTGTGAATAGAAATTTTGCCATTTCGGCTTTTTAGTTGTTGGGTTAACCTCTATTAGACATCCATTAAATACGCCTAATATGTTACCAGTAGCAGAACTAGTGATAGGAACAACGTTTCCTGTAGCACTTAGACCAACGATATCACCTTGAAATATACTCGTAGAGTAGTTATTCAAAATGTTATATTGGCTCTGTCCGCCAGCGGCTGGGTTACTCCCAATTTTGCCTAGGGCTCTAAGACCATAAGCGACTGTTGAGTTAGCCATGTTTTTTTTCCTTGTTAAGTTTATTTTTACTTTGTTGGAATTTCAGAAAAACTAAAAATTAGTTACTTCTTCGTACCACCAAAAGTTACACGAGTTTGCCTATCATTACTCATAGGCATACTTGGATGCTGTTCCTTAAGAGGATCGTTTTCAGCTGCTTCAGTTCTCTCCTGAGTTCTTTTTCTAAAGTACTCTTCTCGAGACTTAGCGATCTCTTCCGGTATCCTAGCCAGCACTAGGCCGCCAACTCCAATGACTCCTGCGTATTTGCCGTCTTTGATTTCTGGAAATTGTCCTTCTGGATATTCATCAGCTCTCACTAATTCATAACCAGATCTTAAATTTCCTGTGATATTTTTAGTATCATCAAAACCTAAAGTTTCAGCCCTTAACCAACGGTGTCTATAACCATCTGGCGCAGGTGGTGCATCTAAAGATGATGGTGGAGTCCAAACTTGAGGACGATTTGTTTTCGCTCTAGTTTCGCTCGCACGTGGGGTCTTGTTTTTTTCTTTTTCCATATGCCTTATACCTCCTTCGTGATATTTAATTGTTTCGCATATTCTTCTAATGGCACACCTAATTTTTTAGC